AGCTTCAGATACTTTAAAAGTAACTCTATAAACTCTTGGATCTTGGTGTTGCGCTAAACCAAATAAAATTCTTTGCTCGTACCCATCTGCAAATTGGATAGTCCTTGTTTTGGGATTGTGTGTCTTTTGAACTCCGTAAGTTGGAGTGACGTTTGGAAAATTTGCCATTACGCTAATAAGCCTCCAGGTCTTTTCTCTTTAACTAATTCAGCTTGTATTGCTGCTGCCAGCATACTTCCTAATTCTTGAGCTGCACCAGCATCTCCTTCAACTGACGATCCAGAAGCATCTACATTAACTACTACGTTAGCTCCTCCCATTTCGTGATTTGGTGTTATGTGTCCACTAGAAGAAGGTGTGAATAATTCTGGCCCTTTCTCACCAACTACATAAGAACCTCCTGATTTAACTGGCCCTCCTGCGGCTTTAAATCCAAAGAATTTATCTGCTCCAGGTATGGGTAATTTAGATAAAGCAAGAGAAACACCGAAATCTAGTAACGCATCACTCATTTTTCTAAATACACTTCCTGCTATTTCGCCTAAAGTTTTAGTACCGTCAATAGCTGCTTGGATGCCCTGAACTATTCCGTCTTTTATTGTTCCTCCTATATCCTTGTAGAGAGAATCAAGTCTCTTTATGGCCTCTGCTTCTTCTTCATACTTAGCTAATTTTTTGTCTTGGAGATCTAATTGCTCTTTATCGTATTCAATAATTCTTATTCTTGTATCCTCCATGTTTTGATCAAGAGCTGCACTTCTCTCTTTTCTTGTACCAGTAAATCCTGTTAATATATCTTTTCTCTCTTGCTGTAATCTATATATTTCAGCATCTTTACCAGCTAGTTCCTCTCTTCTCCTAGCTGTTGTCTTCTTTCCTCCTCCCAATATACCTGTAAAATTTATTAATCTTGCTAATCCTGCACTCATTTTAGTCATAAACCTAGACCAATCTTCTGACAATCTCTTTGTATCTTCTCCAAACTGTTTAAGTGCTTTAACTCCTTTTTCCCCAACCAATTTAGTCATATCCTTCATTGCTTCATTAAACGCTGCTTGCTTTCCTTGCAATTTCTCTATTAACTTAAGCTCCTTTTCTCTAAAAGAGTTCGCTTGACCAGTAGCAGCTATTAAAGCATTAGTGTCTTGAGTAAATGGCCCCATAGCTTGACCTAATTCCTTAACTGCATTTACCGCCCCACTAATTGCGGTAACAGCAGCAGTAGCGGCAATACCTCCAGCAAAACTACCTCCCTGACCAAATAATCCACCACCTAAACCACCACCAACTGCACCAGCAGCAGCTACGGCTGGTCCCTGTCCAAATAGTAGAGGAAACGCACCACTGATTAACGCACCTTGCATACCTGCTGCTCTGTCAAACCCTCTCCCTCCTAAAGCACGACCAATCGCGTTATTCGCAAAAGTTCGTCTTCCTTTAACGTCATAAGACCTTCCATCTGACAACATACTGAAGTCACCTTCAGCCTTAACCATCTGCGCTTTATCTCGGACTATTGCCTTATTAACTTGTAACTCTTTCCTAGATAAACCCAGTTTCCTTTCTGCTTTCTTAAGCAACTTTTCCATTATTCTATCTTCTTGCTTAAGCGTTCCTAAATTGGTTCCTTTCTTTCCTGCTTGCGCCTGAGTTATACGACCCATCTGCTTTCTAAACGGAGCTTGATCTACTCCTTGGGCAGAAAGCATATTTATACGGTGATCAAATCCTGCTCTCCTTACTTGCTGGTTATACCTTGCGTCTATAGAAACTGGTGCTTGTCCTGCTCCGTATGTATATCCTCCTTGTTGTGGCCCGTATAAATTAGGGTTCTGAATAACAGGAAAAGGTTTAACCTTTTTGTCTAAAGCAACTCCCTTAGCCTTTTCATTGTTTAACCGAACAGCAGCATTTATTTCATCCTTAACTATTTTTAACCTGGATCTCAAAGCACCGTAAGCCTGCTTATTTATATCTTCTTGAGTCTTCGCTAATTGTTTATTTGCTTCTTCCAATCCTTTTACTCCCTTAAACTCTAAGTCCCTTACTTTTCTCTTAAAATACGCATCCCTAATATCTGCTGTCCTACGCTTATCCGTATCTCTTATAGCTTTTTCCCTTTTCCTTGCGCCCCTATCTTCTAAAGATATGGCTTTCATCATCTTTTGTCTAAAAGTGTTTACTCTTTTTTCTAAAGAAGCAAGCTCACTTTTAGCCTTTGTAGCATCTAATAAAATATTTACGCTATAACTAGAGGCAGTCACTTGCTATAACACTTAAGTAATTTAATATTAGCGTACCTTACTTACTTGAGCTTGACGTTTAGCGTCTTCATAAGCTTTTTCTTCCTGTTCCCCTTTCAAATCGAAGTAAGCGTTCCATCCATATAGCTCCTTTACGGACATCTTTTGTCTTAAATCAGCCAAAGTCATACCCAACTTTTCGGCTACAAAGAATTGTAAGAATAAATATGAGTTTTCTTTAAGATGCGCTTTTTACGGCATCAGGGTTAGCCTCCGATCCAAGCTCTTGCATTTTTGTCATTATGTCGAGTAATACTCCCATCGGTACTTCTCTCCTTAAAGTGACTCGATCTGCATCCGAGAAGAGTCTCTTACCTTTATCATCCTGGGCTTTAGTAATGATTACCTGAAGTGCAAAGTCTAAACTTCCTTCTTCGTCCCCTTTATTCATAGCTTTTAGTGTGCTATTTATTGTGTCTCTGTCAGCTATGGTTAGAGGCTTCCAATAGATCTTTAGTACAAGCTCATCTCCACTGTAAATAGAGTAATCACTCAGTTCTTCGACACTAAAAGCTTTCTTTAGCTTGTCGATGGCTCGTAAAGAAGTCATAAAAAATTTATTTACTTATGTAGTATAGCTTGCTCTAATCAAAAGAAATAAAACTTTTCTTCCTTTCAGCTTTAAATAAACCCATAGATAACGCATTATTAATACCTACGCTGGCTAAGTATATTTGATACCACTGAACACCATCAGGCGCAGTTGATTTTCTTCCCTTAACAGAGGCTATATGTTCGTCATAAGTCTTACCTCTACCTCTATGACTGCCTCTTACAGGAATAGTTGCTCCATAATAGTTAATAGCAAAACCCGCGTATGTAGTTTGGTTCCCTACATAAATTTTGGGATTATCCAGAATACTGAAAGGTTTTACTCTTTTTAGCTTAAAAGTCTTCCTTGCTCTTCCATCAGGTATAAATTCATCTGAAAACTTACCATTTTTCTTCCTATGTCTCTCTCTTATAGGAGAAGGTTTTATTGGCTTTATTGGATTTATATCTGCCTTCCAATTTTTAGCAAAATGTCCCGTCCAATACGGCCCTTTAACCTCTAAATCTTGGATAATGATTGCAGCAGCATTTGATCTTGCTCGACTTAAAGCTTTTTCTAGGTCAGGTACTAATCGAGATATGTCGGGAGCTTTAGCCATTGGCGGTGAAATTACAGGAAACCACAGAAACAAAATGGCTCGTACCCTCATTATTAACCGTATTCGGCCCTGTTATTTCCGAAATTCTCGGAGAGGAAGAGTATGTATCTACATAAGTAGACGAATTTATAGAAACTAATGCGTCTATAACGTCTTGCGCTATTGTTACTGATTCTGAAGTTCCCTTATCTTTAGGAGCCATAACACTACAAATAACCGATCCACTGTAAAAAGCTACTGCGCCTCCTTGTGGTTGTTGCGTTGCTTGGTTGAAGTCGATGCTAACCATCACATACTTTTTTGTTTTACCTGGGGAGGTAAAAGGAGTGTTATCGAAAACAACGGACACAGTAGGATTGTTATCCTTCAGTGTTGTTTGAATCGCCTTTTCAATAGAAGCTCTAGCGTTTGTAAGACTCATTAGAAAACAATATCAATACGGAAAAGGTACTCTTGTCCTCCTTTAAGAGTTTGTATGTCTGTAATCTTAGCCACTCTGGTCGATCCAGAAAAAGTAAGTGTTATCTCGTCTTGGAGTAAAGGTTGGCTGTCTCCTATTAAGTCGGGAGTTATATAAAGCCGTGCGGTATTTTCTTGAAATCCTGAGTTTTCCATAGAATTAACAAACTCTATCGGAACTTTTATTGAGTAATTTGTGTCTACAGAATTTAAAGTTCCTTTAGACACGTTGTATGTACCTGCGGCTTTCCTTGTATAGACAATACTTGTGTCTAAAGAAGTTCCTAAAGTAGCTACAACTTGCTTAGCTACATTCTTGAATAAAGTGTCTAATGCTCCTGCCATGATTAACCTCTTATAGTTCTAACTTGGTAGCTACCCGAACCACCTAAACAGTAAGCACCTAAGTAACTTTGAAGCCACGGATAGACATCAAAAATATTATTTACCGTGCCCGTACCCTGACTTTGTGTAGCGTACTTTACTTCCATTTCGCCTAATTTTACTTCCTCTATATTACCGTCAGTACCTTTATTTCCCGTCATTGCATCTGTCTCATTTGCTAATGCCCTGCTTAATTCATATTGTGCATATTTAATATCTTTTGGAATAGCGGTACAAGCAAGTTCAACATTATCAACTTCGTAATTATTTCTAGGCCATTTTAATGCCTGATCTTCATCACAACGATCACCGTAAAAATTAAGACTATCAATCCATCTCGTAGCAGATATTAATGCTCGATTCTTTTGATCATCAGTCTTATTATCCCAAGTTGTTGAATCTGGGACGGTTTCAAAATAAGTGTTTGCTTCAGCTAAAGTCACATAGCTATTAGCTGTTGCTGACTTCAACGTGGCAACGATAGTTGCAGCCACAATCCTTAAAATACATTTCCTCTATATTGTAGCGTCATAAAAAACCCCCACCAAATAAATGATGAGGGTTTCTTTGACTTCCGACTCAATACTAAATTAAATAGTAGTTGTGTCTAGAGGTGTGTTAACTGTAATCTGAACAGCAGGGATCAAATCAATGTCATAAGTAGCAGCCCACTTGTTAGCAGTAGCTAAGTTAGCGTTCGTTGGGTTGTCACCAGCATCAGTCCACTTAGTACCCATTACGTGATACGCAGTGTGGTAGTCAACAGAAAGTACATTCTGCTTGGACAAGATGTTGCGATCAGCTTCAATCCTTAGATCTTGCTGAACACCTTCCATAATTGTGCCGCCTTTAAGCAAGTAGCAGTAGTACTCAGTGATATGACCACCAGTACCAGGAGCAACAGTGTTAACAGCTTCGTCAACGATGACTTTACAGCCAGCAAATTGACCAACTTCTTTAGCACCAATGCCAACGCCACCACCACCCCACTGGATACCAGTTCCAGTTGAAAGTGCAGAAGTAGAGAAAGTTAACATTCCTACCTGATATAGGTAGTAAGCAACTGCTGGATGAACAACCAAAATATCTGGCTCTTCACCACGCTCACCCAACTTATTACGAGCTTGGGCAATTGTAGAAGCTGTTAGATAGTTAGCTTCAGCAGCTCCAGAAGATGCAGCTTTAGCAACGTCTAATGCGTTTCCACTAAGAGCAGTACCGAATAAACCAGCAAGTTGTGAGAACAAACGAGCGTTGTTCAACTTATTGATTGCATCAGCTAACTGATTACGAATAGCCAACATAGGATCTTCGCCAGCAGCTAAGACAGCCATGTCATCTACAGCGTATGCGAAACCTCTGTGAACGATAGAAGCAATCTGTGTTGCTGTACCGATTTTCTGTGGTGTTAAGTAACCAGCAGTTGAAGTTCCCCAGTTAGCTGCACCTGTCATTACCTCTTCGGTTGGTGCTACAGGGTTAAACTCAGGAACTTGGATGCGTGTACCGCCTTCCTTTGAATCTAAGAAACTGTTTCTTACAACAGCTCCACTTTTTACAAATTGGCTACGCTCTTTAATTGCCTCTTGGACATAGCGAGCCAAATTATTTCTCTTTACGATGTCTGCTAAAAGGACACCGCCAGAGTAATTCTGAAATGGTGCAGCCATTCCTTCCTCC